GGTGGTGAGGATTACTTCAAAAACATCTTCCGTTCCTTCGAATCCCGTCACCAAGAACACATTAAGAATTACGGTTCAGACAATTACTTACGTCTAACTGGTAAACACGAGACTCAGTCAATCGACAAGTTCAGTTGGGGAGTTTCTGATAGGGGGTCTTCCATTCGTGTACCGCTAGCTACGGCGAAAGAGTGGAAAGGGTACGTTGAGGACCGTAGACCAGCGTCGAATGGAGACCCCTACAAAATTGTAAAAGTTATCGCAGATGCTCTGGACTTTGCCTTACATTTGGATAAAATTAACTATAACATGACTGTTAAGGTTGACGTGGAGAAAGCGAAAGAAGCTCTTGCTTACCTTGGGGGACATGATTATGATGAAGAAGAAAGAACTATCGATAACATCGGAAAAGAGTAATGGGAAAACCTTATTTTGAGCAACGGCTCACGTACACATCTGACGGTCGTCTTATGGACGAGAATGGAAACGCTATCATGATGGAGTGGGAGAGACCCATCATGGAGAAAAGTGCGGAGATTGTCTGCCGAAATAAGGGAAGAGTTCTGAACGTTGGGTTTGGGATGGGTTTGATTGATTCGTTTATTCAAACTCATGGTGTCGATGAACATTGGATTATCGAACCTCATCTTGATGTCTTCACCAAAATGATGGACGACGGATGGCACCTCAAACCCAACGTCAGGATTCTACATGGAGACTGGCAGTGGTTCATGAAATACCTCCCTAAGTTTGATGGGATTTACATCGACACTTGGGCTGAGGAGATTTGGGATTTCCAACGAAACGTTCCAAACATGCTTAAACCCGATGGCATCTTTTCTTTCTTCAATAACCCAAGAGGTGATGAGAATGGAATTCATATGACCAAAACTGAGTTTGACATTCTAACTCCGATTTGTAATATTGAATATGAAACCATGGAAATTCCTTCTATTGATGGACCTGAGCGTCAAACAACCAACGGAGGTTTCTATTGGCATTCTGAATGGAGAACTTATTATTGTCCAATTCTAACACTAAAATAAAATGTCAGAACCTACATCTACTTACGAGTTCGTAAATCACCCTAATCATTATGGCGGAGAAACAAACACATATGAAGTCATCAAAATTATCGAAGCTTTGGAGATGGATTTTCATCTCGGTAATACTTTTAAGTACATCGCTAGGGCTGGTAAAAAAGAAACAGACAGAGAAATCCAAGACCTAAAGAAAGCCCTTTGGTACTTGGAAAGAAAAATTCAACTACTTGAGAACAAATGATATTTTACCTATTGATGGGTATTCTTGTATCATGGTTCATGGATTGGTTGACTTTTAATACCCCCTATCAACTCACTAACTGGGAAAGATTTCTCATGGCTCTGATTTGGCCCTTGATGTTTATCTTTGTCGTTGTGAAATTTATAAAAGAATTTATTAATAATGAATGAAGATTATATCGGTAAAGTCGTCAATGGTGACTGTATCGAAGTTATGAAGACCATGGAAGAAGGTTCTGTGGATTTGATTGTTACCTCACCACCCTATGGTGTTGGTATCGATTATGATGTCCACGAAGATGATATGGTTTGGGAGGAATATGTAAAATTTACATATTCGTGGATGGAACAAGCATACCGAGTCCTTAAAGACGACGGAAGGATTGCCTTGAACATCCCTTATGAGATTAACCGTCAAGCTAAGGGAGGTCGTATCTTTATGGTCTCTGAGATTTGGCAGATTATGAAGAAAATTGGTTACAAGTTCTTCGGGGTTGTTGACTTGGAAGAAGAGTCTCCACACAGAAGTCGTACCACAGCTTGGGGGTCTTGGATGAGTCCATCTGCCCCGTACATCTATAATCCAAAGGAATGTGTCATCTTGGCTTACAAGAAGAACCACATCAAGAAAGTTAAGGGTGAACCTGAGTGGGTTGGTGAACTTGGGGAACGTGAGGACAAGAATGGTGTTATGAAACCAAAGACTTTCTACACTGAGGAACAAAAACGTGAGTTTATTGATTTGGTATTTGGTCAGTGGCATTACTTTGCCGATACAAGAAGTCTTACCAAGGCAACCTTCTCAATGGATATTCCGACTAAGGCAATCAAAATCTTGACCTACAAGAATGACTTGGTGTTGGACCCATTTGCTGGCTCGGGTACCTCGATGGTTGCTGCCGAGACTCTTAATCGTCGTTGGATTGGTATTGAACTTAGTCCAAACTACTGCAAGGTTGCCAATGAAAGGGTTGGGTTCTTTGTTCAACAGAAACGTCAACAAGTGTTGGATTTTAAAAAAGAAGAAGAATAGATTGTTGAAAACTATGTCATCAAAAAATTTGACTGGTCGGTTTTTTATTTGTATTTTTACACTTTAAAACCCTTTTTACTATGACAACAATTGATATTATAAATCTTCTTGGGTGGTTGACCTTGATTGCCGCGTGGGGTGTCAGGGCGTACATGGCACGTAAAGAAGATAAACTCCAAGTTCAACTCGATGAGAAAATCTCGTTGGCAAAATCCCCTGAAGAAATCCAAGAGTGCGAGAAAATGTTTATTGATATTCACACCAACCGATTCGGTGCTTTTGGTTCTTATGGAGTATCGATTCAGATTATGGCATTCGGTATCGGACTTTTCGTTTCAAACTTTATTCATTTAATTTTCAAATAACATGACAGTAAAACAAGCACTCAAAGAGAAAAACAAACTCGCCAAGTCGATTCAAGAGTTGGTGACGCGTATCCAAAAGTACAACTCTGTGGAAGAAGGAGCTATTCGCTCTTACGACCCCAAGGAAGACATGGATAAACTTCAGAAGGTGGTTTCGGACTTGGCACTTCTCAAGACCCGTATCCACATGGCAAACCAAAACGTTTACCATAAAATTTTCCGTTTGTCGGAACTCAAGGGATTGGTTAAGTACCTTCGTGGTATTGACTGTTCTGAGGGTAAGACTTCAACACATCAACGTTACGGTGAATCCGCAAGTGTGGTGAAAACTACCGTCATCACCAAAGTTGAGATGGATAACCTCGTCTCTTGGTATGAACAAGAGATTGAACGAATCCAAGATGAGTTGGACATCCACAACGGAACCACTGAAATCTAAAGTTGGTGACTGATTGGGTGGAGAATTTCGGACTAGCAAAGTTCTACCATTAAACTACTAAAGTAAGATAAGTGATGTCGGGATTGAAAGTCAAAATTCACAAATTCACTCGGACTCAAAATTCGTTAAAGAGAGAATCAATAACCTCAAAACTCCTTTAAAATAATTCTTACCCCTTCAGCCCAACGCCCCCACCCTTAAAAAGGTGGGGGTTTTTAGTTTGATTTGAAAATACACTATATGAAATGAAGATGATATTTATAGTTTGTTATAATAAAATTTTGTTGTATATTTAGGTATGGATATTAAAAAACAAAGGGGTCAGTTCTTTACAACAAAAGAGAAAGTTTTAAATGTGTTGGTATCTCTAATCCAAAACAGAGGTGATGTTTTTGAACCATCTGCAGGTTCCGGGCATATTATAAATGCGGTCGAAAAAGTTCATGACAAAAAAATTTATGCTTGTGAGTTGGATTACGAAAAAGTTGAAACAAAAGTTTGTCAATCAGAGATTACCGTGAGTAATTTTTTTGATTACATAAAAAATAATAAAAAATACTCATCTGTCATCGGGAATCCACCATTTGTTAAGCTTAAAAATGTTGAACTTAGTACCATTGATTTATTACCTGAAAAAATAAAAGGTAATGGAAATCTTTATTATTTGTTTATAAAATATTCTATAGAAGTCTTAGAAGACAATGGTGAAATAATATTCATTGTTCCAAAAGAGTGGTTATACAACACAAGTTCGCAATTTTTAAGGGACTATTTGAAAGTAAATGGTGATTTCACTCATTTTATTGATTGTGGAGAAGAAAAACTTTTTGACGATGCTGATGTTCCAGCCTTATGTATTTTTCGTTATCAAAGAGGGTATAATGGTAAAACAAAATATTATGACTCAATTGAAGATTTCCATTCTAACACATACAAAGATAAAAAAACAATTTATGGTAAAACGGTAAGTTTTGTGATAAATAAACGAACATCAAATAAGATATCTGATTATTTTGATGTTAAAGTTGGTCTTGTCACAGGTTCTGAGCCTGTATTCAAGTTAGATAATGATACAACTTTGGAAAATGAATGTATCATACAAATGGTCACTACGAGCAAGACTTTACAGAATTATTTATTTTTGGATAAGTATTCATCTGTAGATAATATCCCAAAAAGAACACGTGAATATATTCTTTCAAAAAAAGAAGTTCTCTTAAAAAGAAAAATAAAAAAGTTTGGTGTTAAAAATTGGTGGCATTATGGGGCTCTGAGAAATTTAGAACTTATGAAATCCGATAGACCACGAATATATGGTTTAATGAAAACAAGAGATTTAAACCCTTTTTGGATTGGTGAGCCTAAAACGTATTTTTCGGGAGGTGTGTTTGCTTTATTCCCAAAAAATAACCTTAATCTTGATTTACAACTAATGACCGATTATCTTAATAGTTATCAATTTAAAGAAATCCTATCTGAGGCTAATATGTATTCCAACAACAAAGTCTCATTTACACCAACCGCTTTTTCATCGTTACCTTTCGAGATATAGATGAAAATATTTTTAGATTTATTTGGATTTAACATTCGTGTGTATTACCTTTGTTGAAAATTAATAATTTTCTTCATGGAAGCTACACGAGCCGATTTAAACCGTTTATCTAAAACACTGTATAATTTATTGAAGTTTTCTTCGCAAAAAGGCAAAAAGGCTAAACTTAAGTGTCAAAGGTCCATTTTTTCAGCTCTCAATTTTTCTGAAGCCGACTTGAACATTTTAGAAAATTTTGTTTCCGATTGTACTCAAGGTAAGATATGGTCTTCAGACGAGTTTTTAAACGGAGACAAACAATACAGATACAATCTTTGGGACTATCTAACCAAACTCCAATACAAACCAATTGTTGAGTCACTTATTTTGGAAACACCCCCAATTGGAACACCGAATGCTCACACAGGGGAATTTGAACTTATGTTATTATTGACCCTTCACAATACTGTTACTAAACCATCAAAAAATGATATTCATCATAAAAACTACGGAACCAAAAATATCAAAGGGGGGACACCAAGACTCTACACTGATGTGAGTGGGATTGATTTGAATAGGATTATGTTGAATAAATTTGGAGAATACGGTATGAACCCATTCGTTTTCAAATCGGTACTGTATGGTCAGTTAATGAACCAAAAGGCTATTAAACATTTTAATAGTGAAGTCGAAAGATTGAAACTCAACTCAACACAAACAAGAGACATTCTTGAAACTTGGCTTTGTCAACAATTTCCTAAAAACCTTTTCAACGATGAATATTTTGACAACATCTTAGATGGGGTTATTGAAGATGGGAAGTTAAATTTGAAAAAGTGGGAAATTAGTAACTTAACACACATTTTCATTAATAGTTCGAACAAACATGAAAACTTTTTGATTTTTGGGGAAGATGGTGATATATTTCATTTAACTCAAAACCCTGAGTATTTCAAGTCATTGTTGTACAAGGGGACTATTAAACCTGAAAATCAATTTTTTCGGTTGAATCAAATAGAAAAATGTGGGATGTATTTTGAGGTTTCTAACCAATAAAATTCAAAGATTTATTACCCCACCCCTAAAAAGGTGGGGGTTTTTTTATTCAGTAGATTTTTTGTATCTTTGTCGTATGAACTTAGAGACTTTACACCGGTACTATGAAGATGGGTTGTTGTACAAACAAACTCACCCAACCCTTCCATTGACTATATGGAACTACACTGAAAAGGTTCAGTATGAGGGACTGTGGGACGAGGTGACTCTGCAATGTCGAGGTTTAATTACTGAAGATACTACCGGTACGATTTTGGTTCGCCCTTTCAATAAGTTCTTTAATTACGAGGAGGTTGTTGGAAAGGGTATGATACCTACAAAAGGTGACTATGTGTACATCCAAGAAAAGATGGATGGGTCCTTGGGTATTCTTTTCAACTACAAAGATGAATGGATTATGGCAACTCGTGGTTCATTTACCTCTGAACAAGCCATAAAAGGTCTTGAGATTGTTAAATCTAAGTATTTCTTGGGTTCATGGGCTAAGGAATATGCTTACTTGGTAGAAATCATCTACCCTGAAAACCGTATCGTTGTTGACTACGGTGAGGAAAAGGTAACTTTTTTATCTGTGGTTTTGAATGAGAGTTGGAAATGGAAACCAACGGACGACACTGAACTACACTGGACTACCGCAAAGATGATTCTACATGCTAACGGTGTTAAAGATAATTTGGTAAAAACCGAACAACACTTCAACTTCTCTGATGAGTTATACAAGTCGTTGAAAGAAAAGAACGAAACCAACAAAGAAGGTTTTGTTCTTAGATTCCAACCTGGCAACTTCAGGATGAAAATCAAGTTTGAAGAATATGTTCGTCTCCATAAAGTTATGACCAACCTGTCGACAACTGCGGTTTGGGAGGTATTATCCAACGGTGGTAATATGGATGACTTGTTGAAGGATGTGCCTGATGAGTTTTATTCCAAAATCAATGACTATGAGAAATCTTTGATTATTCAGTTTAACAACTTGGAAGAGGAATACCAAAACCACTTTGATTCTATCAGAAGATTGGGTAATAGAAAGTTATTTGCTCAGTGTGCGGTCATGTTTCAACACCCATCAATATTGTTTGGTATGTTGGATGGTAAAAACATTTCTTCTATAATTTGGAAGATTATCAAGCCGGAATTTCGTAAGTTGTAAAACAATTCGTATCTTTGTTGTATGAAAATCGTATTAGAAAAAGGACAGGGTCTTTTTTTCACATCAGACACTCATTATAACCACGGAAACATTTGTCGTGCCACCACCAATTGGACGGGTGTTGACAACCTGACCCGTGATTATAAGTCCTTGAACCATATGAACGATACATTGGTGAATAGAATCAACGAGATGGTGGGTGAGAACGATATCTTGATTCACTTGGGTGATTGGTCGTTCGGTGGATTTGAATCTATTGCTGAGTTCCGTAGTCGGATTCTTTGTAAGAACATTCACCTGACTTTCGGTAACCACGACCACCACATCCGTAGAAACAAGGGTGATATCCAAGACATCTTTTCATCTTGTCAGGACTACCTTCACTTGGATATTCGCAAGTCCATGGGCAAAGAGGTTTTGAAATATTCTATGGTGTGTATGCACTACCCCATTGCCTCATGGGACGGAATGAACGACGGTGTTGTTCACCTTCACGGACACGTTCACCTTCCACCCAACCTTCGTATCAACGAGGGTAGAGCCATGGATGTTGGAGTGGACGGAAATGATTTATACCCGATTTCTTTTGAGGAAATCCGTAACATTATGAAGGACCGTCCTTCCCGAAAATTAACCTTACCAAAAGACCATCACGAAAAAAGATTGTAAAATTATGATACCAAAAATATTAACGTTAGTAAGAGGATTACCAGGAAGTGGTAAATCAACATTTGCAAATTTTATTTGGAATGAGTATGCAATATGTGAAGCTGATAAGTTTTTTTATGATTCGGAAGGACATTATTTATTTGATGCAAGTAAATTAAGAGAAGCTCATAAGTGGTGTAGAGATGAGGTTGAAACTCGTATGAAGGATAATGAAGTAAACCCACAATACTATCCTGAAATTGTAGTATCCAATACATTTACTCAAGAGTGGGAAATGGAAGAGTATTTTAAATTAGCTGAAAAGTATGGATATATGGTATTTACCGTTGTAGTGGAAAACCGACATGGTGGAGTAAATCAACATGGAGTACCTGAAGAAAAGTTAGAGCAAATGAAAAACAGATTCGAAATCAAATTAATTTAAAATTGTAACCCTCACTGAAAAGTGGGGGTTTTTGTTAATACAAAGTTAAGGTTCCGTTATGATTTTGTCATTTTAGAAAACTTAACATTGGGTTCTTGTAGTTATCGGTGAAACTTAGAAAACCATGCTATTAACAATATTACTATCACTTGGACTTCAGTCACAAGTTGATACTACAGGTTTGGAGGGTCAACTCGAAGAAGTTACAGTAAAAACAACATTTAAAAGAGAATCCCAAGGTTCTGTAAACCTTCAGGCAAAAACCAGTGTGACAATGGTGGATGGGA